AAGTCGATGAGCTAAATCCAAACCTTTGCGTATTTCGTGAAGGCAAGCGTGATTTTGTTGAGCAAATTTTACGCATCGTGAATGCGGAACTAACAAAGGAATGAACATGAATGAAGAATTGAAAAAACTATATGAGCAACACGAAAAAGTTCACAAAGAAGCTGGTGCGCTTTTGGACAAATACCTAAAAGTCCAAGAACGCAAGCAAGAGCTACAGGAAGAAATTCAGCGTGAGGTGATGCGTGAAAAAACACGCAGCCAAAGACAGAGCAGAAAGCTAGCAGAAGACGCGGCTCATGAGGAGAGCGCAAATGGCTGAAGCAAACGATACATTGATAAGCAGCGTAGAGCTTCAGCAAGAAACGCTACCTCAAGACGACATCAGCGTTCCAACGCAGCCAGACCCCTACAAGCTAGAGGCTTTTGACATCAGCACAGTTCCAGAAAAGTTTATTGATAAAGACACTGGAGTTGTGAAGCTGAATGATATTTTGAAAAGCAACAGCGAGCTAGAAAAAACTCTACATGCGAGAGCGCCAGAAACATACAATTTTACTGACGTATTTGAAGAGCAGAAGCTTGTATGGGAGAGCGAGGAACAAGAGCAAGAAGTTACAGGTCTGTTCAAAAAGCATCGCATCAGCAACGAAGCCGCATCAGAAATTTTGCGTATGTATGGCAGTCGCCTTAATAACGTGATGGAAATGTTTGGTACGCCATATGATCAAGAAGCAGAACTTACCAAGTTAGAAACGGATTGGGGCAGCAACACCCAAGCGCGATTACAAGAGGTTGCGGATTACATGTATGAAAACAAACTACCAGCAGAGGTTTTTTCTACCAGTCCGCTTAAAACCGCAGCAGGGATGAAGCTGCTTTGGCAAATGATTAAAAACACTCAAGGGCCGTCTGTTATGCGAACTGACGAAATGCCAGTAGCAGACCTAGAAACGCAACTAAGCGAAACGATCAACAATCCACTTTACTACATACAGAACGCAGAAGGCGATAAGGTCCGCAAAAAAGCCGCAGAGCTATCGCAACGGATATCGAAACGACGCTGACCGCATAAATATAATAACTGACAAAGAGCCTTTTGATAGCGACGATAACTTTTTAGCCCTCGCTCTAGAACGACAACTCCTTGGCAGGAAATTAAATTAACCAAGGAGAAAACAAATGGCTATGGATATAGCAGACGCATTTATTATCCAATACCAGAGCGAATTTTCACATGCCCTACAGCAATCAGAAAGCATGCTTCGCTCAACAGTTTGGACAAATATGGGTGTTGTTGGAAGTCAGGTTAAATTTCCCGTCATTTCAACTGTATCATCCACAAAAAACAGAGCACGCCACAGCATTCTAAGCGGCGATGGCGACGCACACAGTTCAGCAACAGCTACGCTAAACAACTATGAAGCATATCGCTTCATCGACAGCTTGGACGAATTCAAGACTAACATTTCACTTCGTCAGGGCTACACAGAAAGTATCGTTGCTGAGTTGAACAGAAACATGGACAACGAAATCATCACAGCAATGAACACCACATACACAAGTGAAGGTTCAGCTGCTGCTATGAGCAAGGCCCGCATGGCTGGCCTACGCGAAATCGCAGGCGAGCAAAACTGGTCAAGCGCACAAGTTTGGAACTTTGCTGTAACACCAGCAATTTTCAGCGATGTGCTTCAGCTTACAGAAGTAGCAAGCGGCGACTACAGCACAAAAGGCAACTTTGATGGCATGCGTCGTAACGTAACTGTTTACGGAATCAACGTCATCGAGGTTCCAGAGCTAGACAGTTTCAAGGCAAGCGCAACAAACCACTACGGTTTCTTCTACGCACAACGCAGCGTAGGTTTGGGCATTGGCAGAGATATCACACCAAAGATCAACTACTCCCCTGCCCATAACGCAGACATCGTGCTTGGTGAAATGAGCGCAGGCGCTGTCACAATTCAAACTAACGGCGTTTACCGCGTCGAAGTGAACGGACTATAAGGAGAGGATAAATGGCTACACAAGATAACACTACAAGCGCTGTTAAAGACGGCTACCTACTGGAAACCGTTTCCTCTGCTTTCACATTTGCTGGCGAGGGTGCTGGCGAAGTGGTCCAGATGTATACCGTTAAAAAGGGCGAAAAGGTTGTAGATGCTTCAATCTACACAGCCGCTCTTGGTTCTGGCGTTCAGTTGACACTGGGCGACGGAAGTGATGCTGACGGTTTCGTTCCAGCAACAACAGCAAACACAGCTGGTCTATTCCGCATGTCTGGCGCCTATGGTGCTGGTAAGGAATACAGTGCTGATGATACAGTAGACCTAACAACATCTGGTGGTTCAGCTACTGGCGCAGTGACCGTCAATCTAACCATTAAGCGTACGTTTGACTAACTATTACCTCTAGTACCGTCAAACGAATAAGCCCGCAGCGATGCGGGCTTATTTTTTTCATATTAAATAAATACATTAAACGGTGAGAAGCATGGCAAAAACAAATATCGAAATTATCAACATTGCGCTTACAAGACTGGGCGCGCCAACTATTACCTCGCTAGACGAGCAAACACGCGAAGCGGAGGTAATGAGCGTTCTATTCGATCCTATTTACGAAAAAGTTTTGACAAGCGCAGATTGGAATTTTGCTATACGAGACGTGGAGCTTGCGCAGGATGTAGGAACGCCCACAGACCCTAATTACATTTATTCGTACACGCTGCCAGCAGATTACCTAAACGCAGTGCGTTTCTATGATACAGGCGGTGCTGCGGTTAACGGTTATCAAATCCAAAAGCGAAAAATATACACAAACACGACGCGCCTGTTTTCGAAGTATGTTCAAAGCGCAGCAATAGAATCCTTGCCAGCCTACTTTGTTCATCTGTTGGCGCTTGAGCTTGCTGTGGCGGCACAAGAAGCAATTATAGCAATAGGAACTGTCCAGCAGCGGCTAGATGGAGAACTTGCGCAGCAGCGTGTTGAAGCGCGACGGTTGGACAATCGAGAAAACCCGCAGCAAGACGCTCTAGCGCCAAGTCGCTATGTTCGCGTGAGGTACTAACATGGCGAGAATGAGGGCGACGCAGTTCACCTTTACACGCGGTGAAATAGGCGCGGACTTAGATTTTCGAAGCGATATAGCGTTATATGCCAGCGGCGCGAAATATGTAAACAACATGATGGTCTTGCCGCAGGGCGGCTTGATCAAACGCCGTGGGTTTGGATTAGTGGGCGCTACACCCAACGCTGTGCGCTTGGTCAAGTTTGGATTTAGCGCAGAACAAGAATATGTGATCGTTTTTTATAACCAGAGCTTCGAAATATTTTTTACGGATATAAGTGTTTTTGACAGCGCGTATGATGTTTATGTTGTTGGCAAGAAGCAGTCACCTACAGTCACAACAAGCCAAACGGTAATCATAAATGGGACAACGGTTACCTTTAGTGGCTCTCTGGCTCTTGCGGCAATAGTTGATGAGATAAACGCTTACACAGCTACGACAGGTGTAGTAGCGCAAGCTGTAGACAATTATCTACAGCTTTGGAACCAAGGCGATCAGCAAGCTATTGTTATTGGCAGCGGCACCGCAAACACAGCCCTTGGGCTTACGGCCGCCACATACAATCTAATTACCTGTCCATATACAGAAGCGCAATTAGCGGAACTTAAAACCAGTCAAAAATTTGACGCGCTTTTTTTGGTTCAAAAGGATGTTCCGCCGTATCAGCTAATGCGTGGCTTAACGCATTACGATTGGACGCTTGAAGAAATGACCTTCGACAGCATTCCATTTGAACGTTTCAACATCACGCAATCGCTCACACCAAGTGGAACAACAGGTACGGTCACTCTCACGCTGTCTGGATCAGCATCTTATTGGACTGCTGACCATGTAGGCGTGCGTCTGCGAGTCAACGACGGCTATGTGAATATATCTTCTGTAAACAGTGGATTACAGGTGACAGGCACCGTACTGAATTTTTTAGACACAAGTTCACTAGGGACAACGAGCGCAGACAACGCTTGGGCGGAAGAAATATGGAGTGCGGCACATGGTTATCCCAGAACCGTCACACAGCATCAATCAAGGCTGATTTTTGGTGGCACACGCGACCTGCCACAAACCATTGTTGCTAGCAGCAGTGGCGACTACACGAATTTTGACACAGACACAGCAGACGATGATCGCAGCTGGACCAAGGAAATAGGAACTCAAAACGTGAACACAATTCGTTCCATTGTAGGGCGAAACGACCTTCACATCTTTACCAACGAAAGCCATTTCGTAATTGTTGGAGACGACGCGGTAACGCCTTCAGCGGGACGCGTAGCACAACAAAACAGCCCAGGAATTGATACTACGCAACCTGTAGAATTTTACAAAAACATAGTTTTCATAACTGACGACGGAAAAACCATACAGATGATTGAGTATGACAGTGACGTATTTCAATACAAGTCTAGCAATCTTACAACGCTCTCTCAGGACCTTGTGAATAATCCAATTGATATGGCTTACATTGCCAACTATGGAAACTCACAAGGCAATTTGCTTTTAATCGTTAACGGTGACGGAACTGCGGTGTGCCTAGTAATTGACACGGAAAAAGAGGTTTTTGGTTTCAGCAGATTTACCACAGATGGTTATTTTAGGCGTGTGATAGAAGTTGATAATGCTCTGTATGCGCTTGTAGATCGCATTGCGAGCGATGGTTCAACACTTACGACATTTCTTGAAAAGCTTACAGAGCAGGAAATTTACCTAGATCATTTTTATAGCGGAACTAACAACGCTGGCGGAACGACAAGCTGGAACAACGCTGAAACCCTCGCAGGGCAGACCGTATCTTGCGTTGTGTCCATCTCTTCGACAAATATCGCTGATGCGCTTGTTCATGAGCCAGTAAGCGTAGACGGAAGCGGCAATTTTTCAACAGCCGTACCAGCACAAGCGGTCGCCATAGGTTTATCTTATGACGCTGAGGTCCAAACGCTGCCAGTTGCCTTTGCGATAAACAACAATCTTGTGCGCGGAGAGCGGTTTAGAAAAGTGTCTGCTGAGGTCCGCGTGCGCAATACAAAAGAATTTAAGGTTGATGGATACAAGGTTCTAAACAACCGTATTGGAACAAACATCCTAGACGGACCACAACAAGCGCAAGATGCTATTTTATCGGTAAATTTGAAGGGTCTTGGCAATAATCAAAATTTGGTTTTGCTAAGCGATCAGCCACTACCATTTCAAGTTAACGGCATTACGGTAGATACGCGATACCGTGCGTGAGGAAATCTCGTTCTCTGAGCTTAGCAAGGAACAGCTAAGTTTTGTCATAAGCCACCTACGTGATTACGACAGAGTAGAGTTAGGCATATCTGGTTGGACACCAGAAAACGCCTGGGACCGCAGTTGCACTTGCGACGAAACATTGTGCGGAATGGTGAATGGACGGCCAGTGTGTGTTTTTGGCTATGTCACCACGCCAACGACAATTCGTTTTAATTTCTATGGGACAGATGAAGTCGCACAGAATTGGTTTCAAATTACGCGATCAGCAAAAGCCTACATTGATTATATCCGCAAAAAATATTGGTATCTCACACCTGTTATAGAGGTTTGGGAAGGTCATCACCAAAGCCGTCGATGGCTAAAACGGCTTGGGTTTGAAGAAACCCAATCATATCGAACGACGCCTCATGGCCGTACAATTTTTTTTAAATTCAATAAATACAATAAAGAGGATTTAGCAAATGTGTGAATTTGCGACTATAGCCGCGGTTGCGTCAGCGGCAGCTGGCATTGTTGGCGCTGTAAATCAAGCACAGCAGGGAAAAGCGCAAGCAAATATGTATCGTTACCAAGCGGCTGTAGAAGAGACCAACGCAGCACTTCGTGAAGACGATCGCTTAAAGGCTATGAAACGAAACATAAGCACGCAAACGGCGCAGTTTGGTGCGTTAGGGACAAACCCGCTTACTGGCAGCGGTCCGCTTACTATGGCTGAAACCGCTCGTAACTCTTACTACGACATATTCAACGACAATTTTAGCAGTGAGCAAGAACGCAACGCTTTACAGGCGAGCGCTGCAAATGCGCAGCGTAGTGGAAACATGGCAGCGGTAGGTACGCTTCTTAAAACCACAGCATCAGTAGCTGATAGGTATGCGTGATGCCTGTTAATAAAGTACAGCGGACCCAAAGCGGATTATTTTCTGGCTCAAAGCCAAGCTATTTTGTTGGAAACGATACAAGCTCTATATGGATCAACCTATCTGAACAACTTGGAAAAAAGGCGGACGAGCTTGTAGCGCAAGAGCAATATCAAAAAGGCATTGAAGATCAGCAAGCTGCGGCAGTCGCTAATGAAGACAATTCACCAGATGCGTTTATCGAAAATTCATATGTTCAGAGCGTGGCTCCAAAAACGACCTTTGGCGTATCAAGCGCGGCTTACGCTAAGGGAGCAAATGCGGTATTTGCGCTTCAAAAGAAACAAGAGCTAGACGATGCCCTTAGCCAGTATCAGCAAACTTATGCCAACAAGCCGCAGGAATTTAAGGACAACTGGAATAAGAGCTTCGTGCCAGAATTTTTTAATTCGATCCCGTCCCATTTACAGGCGTCATTTAGGCTAGATGCGTCAGAACGCTTTAATCGCGTTTTAACAAGCATGAACCAAAAAGCCGTAGCAGCTACGCTGAAGGCAGAAGGCCAGTCATTAGAAAACCGCATTAGCTCGCTTGGAAACGATCTGTATCGTTTACAGGCTAGCGGACAAACCTACGACAGCAACACGGGAAAATTTATAGACGATTACATCGCAGAAATGCGGGCTGCGGTTGATCGCGTAAAAGAACGTGATCCAGCGCGGGCCCTACAGCTTGAGCAGACCATACAGCAAAACATTCGCAAGGGTGAGTATGCCGCTCATTTTTCTAATTTAACACGCGAGCAGCGAAAAGAATTTTTAGATCAAGCAGAGCGCAACCAGTTTGACCCAAAAGCAAAAAACATGCGGGGCGAAACACTTACTCCAGAATCCTACAGGCAAACCATTTCATTATTGCGGCAGCAGCACAATTCAGAAACCCAAACGGATAAAGCTGATGTCGCCAGATTGAACCACGAGCTACAGGCAACAGTCCATGCGCTGACGGATGGGATAGGCACGGAGCGCGATCAAACCCAGTTGCTTGCTGAAGCGCAAAGCAAACTAAAGCCAGAACAGTATGACGCGTGGAAAACAAAAATCGCGAGAGCGCAGGAATACGGAAATTTCCTTAATTCCATTTCACCGCTGAGTGTTCCAGAACAAACAGCTTTGCTCCAAATTGCTACAGAAAAATTTAATCGCGCCAAGGAACTCTACGGACAAAACAAGATAACCAGTGACGAGATAGAATGGGAGAAGGCGAAATTAGAGGGATTTTCAAAACTCGTAGTCGCCACAAAAAAGCTTGTTAACGATGATCCGTGGAATTTGCTCAAACGTGCAGACGCTCCCAAATTCGACATGAAAGATGAGGACGAAATTATAAGGGCGCGAACTTGGATAAGCGAAAAAGCAGGAATACCAATCTACAGCGTCCCGCCAATGAGCAAAGAAACAGTCAAGGGTTACGCAGCAGACATCCTTGATGACAGTGATCCAATGAACCAAGCAGGAAAGATACAGGCCTTACGCAAACGGCTTGGTGAGAATATGTTTGCTGACGTAATGGAGCGTATGAAGCTAGACAGCATATATTACGCTGTTTCAAGCGCAGCTACGCCACAAGCTGGCGCAAACATTTTAATGATTTTGAAAGAGGGCACGGACCTCGAAAAGAGAGCTGATAAAACATCTAAAGACAACCTAAATTCCGCCTTTAACAAGAAAATGGGAAACGCGCTCTCGTTTGATATTGTTCAGCGCGAGCAACTCCGTGATGCTTTTTTGAAACTTACGCTCGCTTACCAAGAGCGCAAAGCAAGTGATCCAGTGGCAATGGCGTTTGATGCGGTCACCACGGGCAGAAAGATCATAACGCTTGAAAATGGGGAAAAACGCCTTGTGGCAGCAAACATAGATGAAGGCAATCTTCGTAAAGCAATTAGCGAAATAGCGCAGAACTGGAATGCGTTGGGAATTTTATTGCCACCAAACATCAAGATCACAGATGTTTCAATGGACAAGTTTTCG